CTTTTGAAGGTTTAGTAGACTATACAGACGCACAAAACGCAGCAGAACTAGGCGACTTTTTACTAGCACGTACAAAATTGTATTTTGAGTTTGGAACTGCCGCTACAGGCGACCAACTATATAGCGGTGCTGGTTTTTTAAGCAGCTTAGAAGTTAGCGCTGAAATGGAAAGCCCAGTAACTTATAGTGGTTCTATTACTATTACTGGTACTATTACAGCAGCTACTAACTAGTAACAAATTAACAGCCCTAGCGTAAGGAACTAGGGCTAATTTTTTTTAATATGGCAAACAGAAAAAGGGGGTACTACACTCTAAAACTAGGCGGTAAAAACCGCACACTTCATTTTAGTATGAATTTCTGGGCAAACTTTACAGAAGCCCAGGGCGTAGCACTAGACCAAATAGGCGAAATATTTAGCGAAGGTTTAAGCCTTAGCGCTATTCGCGATTTAATCTACAGCGCACTACTAGCAAACGACCAGGAAAATAATAACGAAATAGACTATAATAAGTTTACAGTAGGCGCCTGGTTAGAAGACCTTACAGGCGAACAACTAAACGACATAGTAGCCGCGCTAATGGAAACTAAACTACTAGGTAATAACTTAAATATGGGCGTAGAACGTAACCCAAAACCTAGTAAAACTACTACACAAAAAAAAACAAAAGCCTAACCTGGGACGACCTACTAGACTATTATATAGGTCAAGTAGCTATTAACCCTAACGACTTCTGGGCTAATACTTGGAACGAAAACCAGCTGCTAGGCGAAGCCCACACTATACAGAACTACGTAAACTGGGAACAGACGCGCTATATAGCTACTATGCTGTATAACGTAAACTGTACTAAGCGTAGCCAAATGGTAAAACCAGAGCAGCTACTACCACTGCCACAGGATATATACAGCCAAAAAGCTACTTCGCCTAAAAGTACTAAAGAACAGTACGAACGCTTTTTAGAACGGTCCGCTAGGGCTAAGGCTGGCGGCACTAGAACAGTAGCCGACTTTAAAAATACCAACGACTAATTTTTTCGTAATTTTACAGCTATAATCTTACACTATGGCAGACCAAAAATTAAGGGTAATACTAGAAGCGAAAGCTGATAAACTTATAAAGGCGCTAGACAAGTCTAGTAATAAACTAAAACAGTTTGGCGCTGACGCCAGTAGGATAGGTAAAAAATTAAGCGTAGGGCTTACGCTACCTATTGCTGCTGCTGGTGGCGCTGCCATAAAGTTAGCTAGTGATTTTGAAGAAAGCCTAAATAAAGTAGACGTAAGTTTTAAAAAAAGTAGCGCAAGCGTAAAAGAATTTTCTAAAACTACCCTAACCCAGTTTGGTATAGCGCAAGGTACTGCCCTAGATATGGCTGCTATGTTTGGCGATATGGGTACTAGTATGGGACTTACTACAGGACAGGCGGCTAAAATGTCTACCAGTATGGTAGGGCTAGCTGGCGACTTAGCGTCTTTTAAAAATATACAAATAGAAGAAGCTACTACGGCGCTAGCTGCTGTATTTACTGGCGAAACTGAAAGCCTAAAGCGCTTAGGTATTGTAATGACAGAAGCGAACCTAAAAAACTTTGCGCTAACCCAGGGTATTACAAAGAACATAAAAGAAATGACGCAAGCGGAAAAAACCACGCTGCGTTATATGTTTGTAATGGCAAATACCGCAAACGCGCAAGGCGACTTCGCTAGAACCCAGGACGGCGCAGCTAACCAGATGCGTATTTTTACAGAAAGTCTAAAACAAATAGGCGCAGAAATAGGTAGCTTTTTACTACCAGCTTTTACCGAAATAGTAACTAAAGTAAATAAAGCCTTAGCGTCTTTTATGGCTTTTGACGATAGGACTAAAAAAATAATAATTACAGTAGCTGGGTTATTAGCTGCTGTAGGACCTTTATTAGTAGCTTTAGGGTTTTTACCAAAAATTTTAGGCGCTTTAAGTGCTGGTATTACAGTAGTAAAGGGCGCCCTAATGGCTTTAACTAGCCCTGTAGGCTTAGTGGTAGCGGCTTTAGCTGCTGTAGCTTATGTGGTATATAAAAATTGGAACGCTATACTGCCTATTATAACTATGTTTTATAATAATTTTGTAGACCTATACAACCAAAGCGCGATTTTGCGCGGCGCCATAGGTGCTTTAGGTGGCGTATTCAAAGCTGTTTTTACTTATGCTAAAGGTTATATAAGCGCTGTTGTAAATGTATTTTCTAGTTTTGGTAAGGTAGTTAGCGCTATTATAAGCGGCGACTTTAAAAGTATTGGTGGTGTAATAAAAGAAGCGATTTCTAGTACTAAAGATATAGTAGTAGAAACTGGTACAGAAATGGCTAACAATGTAGTAGACGGCTTTAATAATGGTGTAAAAAACAAACTTGAACACAAAACACCAGGGCAAATACAAGCTGGACTTACTAACGTAGCTGATAACATAAAGTCATTTGCTAGCGGTTTATTTGGCGGTATAGATTTATTCCCTAACGGTATAGTAGATAATGAACAAATAGCTACAGACTTAGACACTACAAACGAACTTCTAGAAATAAAAGGTGCAGAAACTAAAACAAAGCTGAACGATTTAACGCAAGAAATAAATGGTATACTACAAGGTGGCTTGCAAAATATGGCTATAGGAATAGGCGAAGCTTTAGGTAACGCCATAGTAAACGGCGGTAATTTAGCTGGCGCTTTAGCTAGTGTTGTTTTAGGAACTATAGGCGATATGGCAATTTCTTTAGGTACTTTAGCTATAAAAATGGGCATAACCTTAGAAGGTATAGTAAAGTCTTTACAAAGTTTAAACCCTGTAGTAGCTGTACTAGCTGGTATAGCTTTAATAGCTTTAGGTACTGCGGTAAAAGCTGGTGCAGCTAACATAAGTAAAGGCGGCAAAGGCGGTGGCGGTGGCGGTCAAAGCGGACCACGTAGCGGCGCTGTAGCGGCGTTTGCTAATGGCGGTATAGTTAGCGGTCCAACGCTAGGACTAATGGGCGAATATGCTGGCGCTAAAAGCAACCCAGAAGTAATAGCGCCACTAGATAAGCTTAAAAATATGATAGGCAGCCGACAAGCCCAGCAAGTAAATGTAGGTGGCGAATTTAGGCTAAACGGTCAAGACCTAGTAGTAGCACTTCAACGCGCTGAAAAACAACGCGGTAGAATTAAATAAACAAATATGGCTTACGGCGTAAAATATAGACTAGACTTTGAAGACGAACTAGGTAACGGTAAACGCTTAGACATACTAAAAGACAACTATACAGGCGATATACTACCGCTAGTAGGTGGCGCTGAACCTGTTAAAATAAAATGGGACGGCGACGACGACTTTTATAGCCCTATAATTGGTAGCACCTGTAGCATAAACCTATACCAAACAGACGAAACTAACTACGACGACTTCTTTAACGAACCAGAACGCGAATATAAAGTAGAAGTATATACAGCCCAAACTGTACGCGACGACTTTAAAAACAGAAGCCAACTAGACGGCGCTATAGTAGAAGCTGACGGCTGCGTAGATAGTAATTTAATAGGCTACCTAGATACCCAAACAGCTTTTAACGAAAGGGTACAAAATGACGGCGGTACTATAGAAGGTGGGACCTGTTTTAATAAACACCTAACTATAGAAACTGTAGACGACTATACACTATTCTGGACTGGCTGGCTACTTAGCGACCAGTTTAAGGAACTAATGGCGCCAAACCCACAAGCTATACAGCTAACAGCTATAGACGGACTAGGCGACTTAGATAACCTTTTTGTAGATAACACTTTTTATAGTATAAATACAGGTTTACAAAGTATTCAAGCTAGCCTAGCTAGTATATTGTGCGCTGCTGTAAATAAAACTGGGCTAGGTTTAGACGTTATTATTAACAACGAACTAAGCGTATACGATATATTTGGCAATAGGTCTGAATTTTTAACGTATGTAAACAGCTTTATAAACGAAAGCGTTTTCCTAAGCGACGACTACGAATTTTTTAACGCAAAAGAATTTTTAGAAAACGTACTAAAAAGCGTAAATAGTAGGGTATTCCAAGCTAACGGTAAATATGTAGTAGTAAATAACAGCCTATATAGCGAACAGGCTATAATTGACTACGTTAAAAACTATATAGACGATAACGACGCTGTACCAAGCGGTATAGGCGCACTACGCCAGGCGTATTTAAAAGGCGATATAGAAAGCCTATACTACCAAAGATTTAACAGTAGCGGTACTTTGCAAGGCGACTACTACCACGAAGGTTTAAGAACTGTTAGAACTGACCTACAGCCACTAGACCAAGACCTAACACGCGAAGCAGAACGCGGCTATAAAGCTGTAAGGCTAGAACAGGAACCTAGTAAAGCTAACCTAAGCTATAAAGACGACGCTGGTTTTGAATTCCAAAACACAAACCACTGGACTATAACAAGTGGTAGTTTTACTACAGACGAAATAGCCTTTAGTGGTGTACGTAGTTTTAAAACTACAGCTACAAATTTCGGCGCCACACCAACAAGCCTAGCTATTACTGGTAACTATTTATTCCCTCGCGATTTAGATTTAAAACTAAAGCTAAGCTACTACTATAGCGCCACAGGTTTACAAACTTCTACAGGCTACAATAAATTTTGGTGTCAACTTTACTTTATTAACGGACCTATATACTATTACGATAGCGCTAACGAAAATTGGACTACTACAGTAAAATACTTCTTTTTTGAAGACGCAGCTATATCGTCCGCTAACAAATGGATAAGCCAAGAAATAAACATAGCTAAACTACCAGCGGCAGCTGGGCAAAGCCAGACTGTATATTTACGAATTTTTGGACCACAAAGTTTTTTAATAAACTATCAAGGTGTTTATGTAGATAACACGCTACTTTATTTAGACAGCCCAAGTACCGAGGCAAATGTAATAACACTAACACAAGACACTACTACAAATCTTATAATAGGCGACCTAGAAGTAGAACGCCCACTAAACGGTTTAGTATTAGACTATACAGGCGTTTATGACGTTAGTAATATATTTAGTGTATCTACGCCAGTACTACAAACCCAAAAGCAACAGCTAGACGACTTTAGGACTATTGTAACTAGGTACGAAGGTACTTTATATAATAACCAAACTGCGCCAGTAACACCTATGGATAAAATACGTATAAACTTTACAAACTTTAGCGAACCAGACAGCTTAATACTAGACAGCTTAGAATATAGCGTAAAGTCAAATAGGTATAATATAATAGCACACAAGCCAAACCAAGATAACCCAGTAGCGGCTACTTCTACTAGTAAATTTACAACCGTAATACAAAGTTAAAACGACCCCTTTGTTTGCTGCGAAAACCTACCTGTATGCCTAGCGCTGGGTAGGTTTTTTTCTCTTAATACTTTAAAAATAGTTTGTATAGTTTAAAATCTATTTGTAGTTTAGCGGTAAAATATACAATATGTATAAAGATTTATTTACAGCTGAAATGCGAAAGCTAGGCTACACTTTAAAAGATATATGCGAACTAATAGACGCTAAATACCCTACGGTATATACGCGGCTAGATAGCCCAGAAACTTTTAGAGTGGCTGAACTTCGCGCGTTACATAAGGCTGGTTTTAGTATAGATGTAACTTTTAATTTAATTCTAAACAAGTGAAAACAGTAAATATAAAAGGTAAGGAGTATATAACCGTAAACGAACGGCTTATACACTTTAGAAAGGAAGCCGCCTATAATGGCTGGCGAATAGTCGAAGACCTAGTAAGTCTAGACGACAAAGAAGGCGTATTTAAAGCCACTATTTTGGACCCAGACGGTAACGAAATGGTAAGCGCACACGCCCAGGAATACCGCGATAGTAGCTACATAAATAAAACGTCGTTTTTAGAAAACGGCTTTACTAGTGCTTTAGGGCGCGCGTTAGGCTATTTAGGTATAGGACTAGACACTAGTATAGCTAGTGCTGACGAAGTAGGTAACGCTGTAGCAAACCAGGATAACAAAAGCTGGCTAACAGAAAACCAACTAAACGCAACCCTAAAGGGTACAGCAGACCAGGCTAAAAAAGTACTGGCTAATTACAAAATGAAAAAAGAGTATAACCAGCAGATAACTGCACAATTCAATATATAATGAGTAACACGAAAACAAAGTATGTAAACGGCGTAAGGCTATTTAACCCTGGCGATAACGCGCCACAAAACCTTTTAGCTAATGTTTTAATAACGCCAAAGCTACTTGTAGAATGTCTAAAACAGGACGACGTACAAGACGCTAAAAGCGAATATAAAGGCGACACGCAATATAAAGCGAACCTATGGAAAAACGACGACGGTAGTTTAAGTATGTCGTTTAATACATATAAGCCTACAGAACAAAAAGAAACCAAAGTAGCGCAAGGGGGCGCGGACCTACCCTGGTAGGTTTTAACAACAGCCTGGGCGCCTAGCGCCTGGGCTTTTTAATTATAAACAAATGAAAATAGTAAAAGACACCAACGCAGAATACCATAGTAAAAAGGACTATATAAGCGCCAGCGGTTTAAAAATGATAGCTAAAAAAAGCGTACACCACTACTTAAATGCAGACTTCAAAAGCACGCCTAGTATGGCGTTCGGAACTGCTGTACATACGGCTATATATGAACCTAACGAATTTTATAAAGACTACCATATAATACCAAAAATAGACAGGCGTACTAAAGCTGGCAAAGAACTATACGCTGAACACCAAGCTAAAGCAGAAGGCAAAGAAGTGCTAGACGAAGCCGACCATAAACGTATACTTACAATACTAGAAAACTTAGATAAAAACCAGCAAGCCAAAGACCACGTACTAGGCGAAATGGAACTAAGCCACTATTTAGAATATGAAGGCGTAAAGGTTCGCGTACGCCCAGACTGCGTAAATAAAGTAGCTGGGTTTATTAGCGACGTTAAAACTTGCCAGGATAACAGCCCTAGGGCGTTTCTAAGCGACGTATATAAATATAAATACCACATACAGGCGGCTTTCTATATGGATATGCTAAACGTAAATAAACTAGTATTTATAGCAATAGAAACCAACGCGCCGTATAGTGTTGAAAACTATGTACTTAGCGACGAACTTATAGAAAAAGGTAGACAGGAATATAAGAAATCTATTGCAGACTGGAAGTACTACCAAGAAACGGACGTAGCGCTAGGCTATGACGGTAAAAGAAACGACGACGGAATTATAATACTAGGGCTATGAAAATGGAAAAATACAGGGAATTAGTCGAAGACTTCTACGGTATAGACTTAGGCTTAAAGTGCAGACAAACTATTTATATAGAAGCTAGGGCTTTATACTACTATTTATGTAGAAATTTAGGGCGCTACAGCTTAAATAAAATAGCGCAAAGTTTGGACAAAAACCACGCTACAGTAATGCACGCGCTAGCTGAATTGCCCTATATGCGTAAATTTAATAGTAAACTTGACGAAAATTTTTACGAACTTTACGAAATAGCAGAGGCTTTAGATAAGGAAAAAACAGACGAACTAACACTAGAACAACTAGTACAAAAATATAATAAACTACAAATAGACTACCAGGTTATAAAATACCGTCTGTTAAAGTACGAGAATGTAATATAATTTTTTATGGGCAACCACTACCACAAATACTTAGGTCCAGAAGACAAACTACAAAACGCTGTTATGCAGTATTTAGCAGCGCAATACCCAGAAGTATTAGCGGCGCATATTCCAAACGAAGGTAAGCGCACGCCTTTTGAACGGTTTAAATTTAAGTATTTAGGCGGCAAAGCTGGAATACCAGACGTTATGGTATTTAGACCTAGTGGCGACTATGTAGGCTTAGCAATAGAACTAAAAGCTGGTAGAAATAAACCAACAGAAGCGCAGCTAAAATGGCTAGAAGAACTAGGTAAAAATGGCTGGTCGG